TCCTGCAAAATCAGGAAGAGTTAAAGTTAGAGTTTTCGGCGCGCACGATGATAAAAATCTAATTCCAGATAAAGATTTACTTTGGGCCGTTCCCAAACAAGATATCAAATCGGCTGGTTTTAATAAGATGGGAACAACGCCCGTTGGTGTTGTAAAAGGTTCTAAAGTTGTCGGGCGATATTTGGATCATGATCATCAAATTTTAATGTTTGATGGTGTTTTGGCCAAAGCGGGAGACGAAGTTACAGGTTCCACAACAAATAATACACAACAAGTAGACCCTAAAACAAATGATATCCCTCCGGGAAGTCGAGCGAAAGATAATAAAACTAATACCAGACAAGATAAAAATATCAAAGATGAAGATTCTGGTAAGGAACCTCCTAAATCAAGCAGCGACGATGATGCAGTTGATTTAGTGAAGGATATTGCCATTATTGGCGCAAAATTTCTTAATTTAGGAACTATTGGTTCGTTAGACGATGTTTCAAAATCAATTTTTTCGCAAATAAAACAAATAGACCCTAATAATTCTTCGGGCGCAATTCCTTCTGCAATGAATGGAATGTCTACTATTCAAGATATTACAAATGCTACTTCACCAAACGGAAATTCTGAAAGATATGGAATAATTATCTCTAACACATTGATAAATCTTAATTCTATTTTTTCATTAGAATCAATAACAAATGGTGTGAATAGCGGGTTGGAAAATGAACAATATAAACTATTGTTATCAACAGTATCAAATTCGTTCTTTGACGGATTATTGAATCTATTGATATTCAATCAACAAAAAGCAACAGACATTGAAGATATGCCTGTTGCTAATGATGTAAATATACAAATCAATAGCGTTATAAACGAAATTAATTCAAAATTTAATTTCAATATAATTCCAACGGATGATCAAATAGAAGAAATTGAAAAAGTTGTAACTTATATAGAAACACAACCATTACCAGATTTAACACTTTCTGATATCGAGCAAACGGTCGCAAATTCTTTATATAAAGAATTAAATGATATGTATCGTAATGCAACATTTATTTCTTATGTTGCTATTTTAAATAAGTATTATTCTGTTTTACAATCCAAAAATCTATCAAACGTTTTAGGAAATAATACAGATGAAAATAATATTTTATCAAATATTTCTCAATTGTTGCCAGCGGCAAGTTCATTAATAAATGCAACATTGTCAAGTCAATTACCAAATTCTGTATTAAATAAAGATGCTATAACAGAAACCATGAAAAAATTTTCAAAAAATCTTTCAATTTTGCATAAAAAAGCACAAGCGCATGATTTAATTCATGAAATAGAAAATACTATAAAAGATTCCAATTTACAAAATCTTTTATCAAAAGGAATGAAAATAATTAATCCTATTACCGGAAACAAAATAAATGGTTGATAACAATAAACGCCATCCTGACCAACAGCTTCCGGGGGAATATCCTTATGTTGATGATTATCAATCTCGTAGTGGCCATCAAACCAGAGTTGATGATACACCGGGAAACGAAAGTCTCGGAACCTTTCATAAAAAAGGAACTTATCAAGAAATTAATAAGGATGGACGAAAGGTCGAGTTAACCGTCGATAAAGCATATGATTATGTAAAAGGCGGTTCGACTAACACCGTCGATAAAAATATAGATTCGAAAATTGGTGGCAACAATCGTTCATCTATTTCTGGCGATTCTCATGAAGAAATTGCCAAATCCAATAGTCAAGTAATTGGTAAAGATAACTTAGTTTCTGCAAAAGGAACAAATTTTTCCGCTGGCTCGGGCTCGGGAGAACAAGTTGTAAAAGGCGATAATATTCTTAACGTAAAGGGCGATAGACATCATTCAATAGAAGGTGATGATGTTAATGCTGTTGGTGGAAATAAAGTAGAAACAATTGGTGGTGAATTGGCCATCAATATAGAGGGAAATTTCGATATAAATATTAATGGTAATTATCATATTAAATGTAAAGCATTTACTATAGAAGCAGAATCATTTACGTTGATAACAAGCGCAGGGCCAATAAACATTAAGGCTTCCGGTTCGGATATCATTCTTAATGCTGGTAATTCTCTAGTTCTAAAACAAGGTGAATAATGGATAAGAGAACAGATAGTATATTAAAACAACAATCAAAATTATTTACAGATTTTCCGACGAATTTTGATAAACATCCGTTTTCAAACGATCTAGCGGTTATTTCTAATGAAGAAGCCGTTAAAACCAGTCTTAAAAATATAATAAAAACGTCTTTGGGAGATAGATTCTTTGATGACACAATAGGTTCTACTGTGTATAAATCATTATTTGATTTATCAGGAATTTTTATGCAGGAAGATATTCAAAATTCAATTAATGCCGCAGTTAAAGCTAATGAACCAAGGGTTAATATTCAAAATATAATAGTAGATTCTAAACCCGATAATAATTTTTTGAATATTACTATTGTTTTTAATATGATAAATAATAACAATCCTATAACGTTTAATATAATCCTGAAAAGAGTAAGATAATCAATGGCCAATTCGTCCGTTTCATTAACATCATTAGATTTTGATGGAATAAAGAATAACTTCAAGACTTACATGAAATCACAATCCATTTATAAGGATTATGATTTTGAAGGCTCGAATCTAAATGTTCTTCTGGACATTCTTTCATATAATACAAATATGAACATATTTTATATAAACATGGCGTTATCCGAAAGATTTATGGATTCTTCACAACTCCTTAACTCGGTTGTTTCTAGAACTAAAGAATTAAATTATCTTCCTAGATCAAGTAAATCAAGCGTCGGATCGGTTGATATTATTGTCGAAGCATCTAATACTTCGATTATTAATATCCCGAAGGGAACAAAATTTTATGGAACAAATAAGAATGGAAGTAAAACATTTTCAATAAACGAAGCGATTAGCGCCAGAAGTTCTAATGGTTATTTCCTTTTTGCAAACACGGAAATATTTGAAGGATATTATATTAATGAAACATTTTCTGTTAATTATGAAATAGAAGATCAAACATTTGAATTATCCAATGACACTATCGATTTGGATAGTTTAATAGTTTCTGTGATAGATAATAATGGTGCCAATGGTTCAATTTATACGAAAAAAACAAATTTATACGCTTTGAACTCGAATTCAGAAGTATATTTTTTACAAGCCTCACAAGATGGTAAATATCAAATTATTTTCGGTGATGGTATTCTTGGTAAAAAATTATTAGATAATTCTACTATACTCACTTCTTATCGTGTGACAACCGGAACATTGGGCGATGATGTCGATACGTTTTCAATGAGTAACGATTTGTCAGCTTATAATACAGGCACAATTAATAACATTACAATTAATACGGTCGAATCATCTTCGGGTGGCGCTGATGCAGAAGATATTAATTCTATAAAATATAATGCTCCAAGACATTATCAAACACAAGATAGAGCCGTTATTAATGATGATTACATTTCCATTATTAAAGAAAATTTCGCATATGTGAAAGACGTTTATGTATATGGTGGCGAAACTGTCACTGATTCGGTGCAGTCCGGTAAAGTTTTTGTTTGTGTGACAAGTTACACGAATAGTACCATATCGGATAATAGAAAATCTGACATTTACAATTTTATAAAAACAAAAAATATAAGAAGTATCACGCCCGTGATTACTGATCCAGATTATATAAGAATTGGTTTATCATTGAAAATTCATACCGATTTTTCTAAATCAGTCCTAACACCTTCTATTCTTACTACAATGGTTCAATCATCTATTGATGATTTTAATACTAACAATTTACAAGCTTTCAATACAGAATTTAGATATTCAAAATTTGGAGCGGCGATTGATGATACTGATGATTCCATTCTAAGTAATGAAACAAAAATATTCATGATAAAAAATGCAAATATAAATTTATACAAACCAACATCTATAACAATAAATTATAATAATGCGATAGAAAAAGGGATAACAAGCTCATCTTTTATCATGAATTCTAAAAAGTACATTATGACCGATACAATTCCAGAAGGAAATAATGTTAATTCTATATATTTGTTTGAAATTAACAATGTAGGAAAAACGTTAAATTATTCCAAAATTGGAATAATAGATTATGATAAAGGTTTAATATCTATAGGAAACATTACAATTTCTGACTATGCCGGAAATGGTGGATTATCATTTTTTGCAACTCCGGTTAATAATGATATCTATACGTATAATAATGATATAATTGAAATAGATAATAAATATGTAACTATAGAAATTATTCCAGAATAATGTTTGAAAAATTCATATCCCCATTTATAGAAAGTCAATTTCCAGAATTTTATAAATCTGATGGACCAGATTTTATAAGATTTGTGAAGGCATATTATGAATGGTTAGAAATTTCCGATAAAAATAATATATATTTTAAAAATAAAAATGCTAATTTCAAGGCAGGAAAATCTTTATTAATAAATAACAAAAATTCTGTTTT